ACTAAACCATGAGGTATTTACACAAACTATGAAAGCTAAATGATATGAGTAAACTTCAAAAAACTTTTATTATTAATATTATGAAACCTGAAATGGGAAAATATATTGAGCTATTTCCAAAAGATGTTTTTCCTAAATTATTAATTGAGTACATTCAAAATAGATTTAAGTGTACAAAGCATATTGCAAAACAAATAACTAAAGAATTAACTAATGACAGAACAGGAACTGATTGATGCAGGCTTTGAAAAAGAAGAAGCTAATCATAAAGAAACAGGTAATGGTTATGATTACGGTTATTATATTTTAGATCTGTGTGAAGGTATATGTTTAGTATCCTGCGACAGTGATGAAGTAATTGATGACAACTGGTATATTAAATCATTTGACATACCAGCATTAAAGATTGAAACCCAAACTCATTTAGCTGAGTTTTTGGAATTAGTAAGAACCTTAACAGGATGTGAACATGTTTAATGGAAAAATGATTAAGAAAAATGGCAAGATTAGTTTTGCTAATGACAAGTCTAGATTAGGATATCAAATATTTGTTGATAAACTAACAGAAGGACAATTGGTAGATATGTATATTGATATAACAGATAATAAACATAGTGGTGCTCAACTAAAAAAAGTACATGCTTGTATTAGAGAACTTGCTACAGAGTCTGGTTATACATTTGAAGAAATGAAACTTCTTGTTAAAAAACAAGCAGGTCTCTGTATAGAAGCTGAAGGGATATTAGAATGTAAATCTTTTGCTGAATGTAGTAAAGATGAAATAAGTCTTGCTATTACAGCATGTATTGAAATTGGAACTATATATAATATTAGCTTCCCGGAGTAGTATCTGTAGGAGTAGGGATTTCTCTCTCCATCATTTTATCCTCCTTGATTGCAACTCTTTCAATTTCAGCAAGAATAAGCATCAGTGTTTTAAATGCTGACTCTTGTTCAGTATATTGAGGATTAGGATCTGTAGAAATAACCTTTTTAATAAGTTTTTCTTTCATAGCATCATCTGTTTCCTGCTTAAAGATATAAAACATTGCTGCTTTGAGCATTAGATAAAAGTTCTTATTAATTTTTACTTCTATGATTGCATCATCTATTAGTTCTTTTACTTTTACTGACATAAGTTTATATTTAAAACAAAAATAAAAAAATTATGAAACAAAACCTAGATATTGAAGAAATTAAACAAAAAATGTTTGCTAAACTTCAACCAAGTGGCTGGGATAAGGTTCTTAAATCTTTTATATTTAGTAGTGACTTTGATAAGATTATATCACAGTTAGCAGAACTAGCTAAAGATGGTAGAAGATTTACTCCCCCATTGAAAAGTATTTTTAGAGCATTCGAGGAATGTCCTATAGATCAGTTAAAGGTTGTTATAGTAGGTCAGGATCCCTATCCACAGTTTGGTGTAGCAGATGGAATATCATTTAGCTGCAGCAATACAAATGAATTACAACCTAGCTTGAGCTATATCTTTAATGAGATAAATAGAACTTGTTATAATGGACAACCTGTATGTACAGATGTAAATTTAACCAGATGGTCAAATCAAGGTATTCTTATGCTAAATACAGCTCTTACAACAACTGTAGGAAAGAGTGGTCAACATTATCATATTTGGAAACCCTTTACTGCATTTTTATTTGATTATTTAACCTGGAACCAAAAAGGTTTAGTTTATGTGTATTTAGGTAAAGAAGCAAGAGATTGGTCTGACAGTGTAAATGACTATAATCATAAGTTATTTGCTAGTCATCCGGCTAGTGCAGCCTATTTAAAATCTAAGTCATGGGATTCACAAAATGTCTTTAATAAGACAAATGAAATAGTTCAAAAAAATTACAATGTTAAATTGATTTGGTAATGGATGAAATTTTTAAAAGGCTAGTTGAGGAAAACTTAAGCCCAAATACTTATTATGTTTTGCACTGCATAAAGGAAAAAATAGTGCCTGCTTCTTTTATAAATAAAACAATTGAAAGCAAAAGACTGCAAAGTGATGAATGGTTATCAGAAGATTTGCAGCTTACAGGTAAAAGTATTATCTTTATGGAAGAAATCAATGGTTACTTCAAAAGAACAAAAAAGAAAACAGCCAAGGATATAATGGGTCAAAACTTTATTGACAATATAAAGGCATATGTGAGCATATTTCCTAATAGGAAACTGTCCTCTGGAAAATATGCTAGAGTTAACCCTAAAAATCTTGAAGCACCTTTCCAATGGTACTTTGAAAACTATGATTATGACTGGGATATTATTGTTCAAGCAACTCAAAAATATGTGCGTGAATATGAGGTCAATGACTTTGAATTTATGAGGACTGCTCAATACTTCATTAGGAAGCAAAATATAGATAAGTCTTTTGAATCAGATTTGGCAACATATTGTGAGTTAATTAGAGATAATCCAGAAGAGGAAGTAGTGTATTTCAGAGAAAGAATCTTATGAAACAACAATGTTAAACCAAGTAATTAAACCAAAATGTCAGATTTATTTAATGGAGCCAAGCCGCTCGTGCCTGTTAGTGAAAGAGATGCCTTAGAAAAGGGTCTCATTAAGATGAAATTAAGAAGAAAAGGCCAGCTGAAGTCACTGCAAAGTGCATGGCCCAAATTTAATGATGCATTTTGTGATGGATTAGAATGGAGAACTATCACTGTTGTGGGTGCTAGACCGGGTACTGGAAAGACTTTATTTATGGAACAGTTGATCTCAGATATAATTGAGAAAAACAAAAACCATACATTTAGAGTCCTAAAGTTCCAGATGGAAATGCTAGATGAAACTAGTGGAATAAGAAAATTGAGTCTGAATACAGGTGCTGATTACAATACATTAATGAGTAAAGGTGGTCCAGTTGACGCTGATATCTTCTATAAGTGTGTTGAGTATTATAAAATGAGTGCTGAGCAAGATATTATCAATGTAGTTTATGATGCATGTACAGTTGATGAAATGTGTGCTACTATCCATTATGAAATGGAAAGGTACAGACATGAAGATGGTACATATCAGAATATGCTAATTGCAATAGATCACTCAGCATTATTTAGAAAGGGCAAAGGAGAGAAAGACAAGTTTGAGGTATTATATGCTTTAGGAGAAGCTTTGACTTCTATGAAGAAAAAGTATCCGGTTGCTTTCTTGGTACTAAGCCAACTCAACAGAAATATAGATGATCCCAAAAGACAACTGAATGGTGTTTATGGTAACTATGTATTAGATTCTGATTTATTTGGTGCGGATGCACTATTACAACATGCTGATGTTGTTCTTGGGATTAATAAACCTTCTATAAGGAAAATAAGACAATATGGACCTGAGAAGTTTATTATTGATGATGAAGATATATTGGTGTTTCACTTCTTGAAATCAAGAAATGGTTTAACAGCAATTGCATTCTTCAAACTTGATAGAAGAACCATGAGGATTATTGAAATACCAACTCCGCCCCAAGCAGTAGACAAAGTGAGTATAAATAAAATTTAAATTATGAGTATTAGAAAAGAAAAAGAAAGAGAGTTCTTTGTTGAGCATATGCCAACATTTAGAACTCTAAAAACAAATGACCCATTTTTTGTTATTAAGACAGCGTTCTTTCAAAAAGGCAAATATGGAAGACAAGTTCAATTTTTTGAATCTGAGTTATCAAGAGAAGATGATATCTTTATTGAGTTCTATGAAAACATCAAAGATGGTAATGGAACTGAAATAGATGTTGTCCCTATGTATGATGACAGACAATTATTTAAATACAAGCACAACAGCTATTTTGCTGAAGAGTATGAGTTAAAAGAAAATGTAAACTTTAAGGGTGAAACATATCATACTTATACAGTGCCTGTATCAGAATTAATTGCTGTTCTGAAAGATGGATCTGAGATTACATATGCTCTCTATGAAAAAAGAAAGAATGAAGTACAATTGAAGGCTGTAGCGGATGAACTTCCAAGACTACAAAAGTCATTGTCTTTATTTCCAGACTTTGAAGGTGAGTATCTGAAAGATGATCTATCTCTAGGAGAGCTTGATGCACCAAAAGTGGAATCAGTTCCGGAAGTACATTCTACCTTAGCTAACATTTCTCTTAAAGATTTTGCTGCAATTATGCTAGTGAGACCTATAAGTGATAAGCAATGGTTGAATGATTTGATAACAGAAGCAAAAAATGACTTATGAGTATAATATTGCCAACAACAAAAGTAAAGGCTACTAGAATGAATCCCAAGAGACTTGTGATTTATTCAAAGCCTAAAACCGGAAAGACAACTGCTTATGCAGGTCTTGACAATAATTTAATTCTTGATTTAGAAAATGGTTGTGAGTATGTTGAAGCTCTAAAGATTACTATTAGTAGTCTTTCTGAACTTCAAGAAGCTGGCAAAGCCATTAAAGAAGCAGGTAAACCTTACAAGTATGTTACTGTAGACACAGTAACTGCATTAGAAGAGATGATTATGCCTCTTGCTGTAAAGCTTTATAGAAATACTGCAATGGGTAAAAACTTTGATGGAGATAATGTAACTACTCTAGCTAATGGTGCTGGATATTTATATATTCGTCAAGCTTTCTTCCAAGTTATTGATTTTATTGATACCTTAGCGCCCCATATTATTCTATCTGGTCACATTAAAGACAAGGTAGTAGATGATAAAGGTGAGATGGTAATGTCTGCAAACATTGATTTGACAGGTAAAATTAAATCTCTAATTTGTGCAAATGCAGATGCTATTGGCTACATGTACAGAAAAGGTAACAAAACCATACTTAGTTTTAAAACTAATGATGAAGTTACTTGTGGCGCAAGACCTGAGCATCTGAGAAATGAAGAAATAGTAATTTCTGAAATGAATGAGAAAAGTGAATTAACATTTCACTGGGACAAAATTTATGTATAACAATTAAAAAAATAGAAAAAATGGCATTAAGTACAACTGATTTATCTACAGGAGGAGGCTCCGGATTACCAAAAACAATTCAAACTGGTAATCATGTATTAAAAATTAATAAAATTACACTTGAGGATTATCAATTCATTGATAATGCTAAGCATTTAGTTCTTCATGTGGAGACTCAACCTATTGATGGATTTGAAGGGTTTATGATTGATAAAGATGATGAAAGCAAAGGTCACTATGCAGGTCAAATTGGTAGAGTAAAAGCTAGTCAATATGCATTTGCAGATGGTGAAACTAAATCTGGTGTTAAAATTCAAAGAGATAGATCTTTATTGATCTTCTTACAGAATTTGTGTAAAAGTCTAGGTGTAAATGACTGGTTTGTTGCTCAAGATGACAAACATGACACAATTGAAGACTTTATCAAAGCATTTGCAAAAGATGCTCCATATACAGATAAGTTTATGGAATTTTGTATTGCTGGTAAAGAATATGAAAGCAAGTCAGGTTATACTAATTATGACATGTGGCTTCCTAAAGGCGAAGGTAATAAATATGCCTACGGTGAAATTGAGGGAGGTAAAGTTTTAAAGTATGATGAGTCTAAGCACTTAAAGAAAATGGAAGTAAAAGAAGTTAAGTCATTTGGTGATGATAATGACTTTTCAGTTCCATCAAAAACATCTTCTGATTTCAATCTAGATGACTAATATT